ACGCAACAAGCTCTTTTACGGTGTTTCCTTGATCACTTCTCGAGGGATGAACTCCTCAAGAAGATGATTGGCTTCGATGACCAATCTCCTAATCAGAGAATGGCTCATCGTGGGTCAATTGATGGTCAGACTGCGACACTCGATCTGAGTGAAGCATCTGATCGTGTTTCCAATCAGCTCGTCCGAGCGATGCTGCAAAGATGGCCTCATTTGCTTGAGGCTGTCGATGCGTGTCGTTCTAGGCGGGCCGACGTACCTGGCTATGGTGTTTTACGCCTCGCCAAGTATGCGTCGATGGGTTCAGCTCTCTGTTTCCCGATCGAGGCCATGGTATTTACTACCATGATCTTTCTTGGGATTCAGAGATCGCTCAACACATCGTTAACCAGAAGAGACGTTAAACGTTTCTCTGGGTCGGTGCGTGTCTATGGGGATGATTTAATTGTTCCCATTAGACAGGTGCGTATGATCGTTCAAACGCTTGAACATTTCGGTGCTCAAGTCGGTTTGAGCAAGTCTTTCTGGACTGGAAAGTTCAGAGAGTCTTGCGGGAAGGAGTACTACGATGGACGGGACGTTAGTATCGTCCGTGTCCGACGTAATCTTCCTACCACGATCACTGACGCAAGTGAAGTAGTCTCTGCAGTCTCTCTTCGTAACCAACTGGCGGAAGTCGGTTGTTTCGATCGGACTGTAGAGTTGCTGGATAACCGGCTTACGAAAATACTTAAGTATTTTCCGATAGTCGGGCCAGACTCTTCACTGTTGGGCAGGGTTTCCATTAGGACATATCCCGGGTGTAATGCTCGGGACGTTTCTAAATGGGACCCATCTCTGCATACTCGCTTAGTTCGCGGGTATTTTGTACAGAGCAAACCGCCGAGTGATCCACTCGACGGGTCTGGTGCCCTCCTCAAGTGCCTACTTAAGCTAGAGTCTCGTTTTCCAACAGGGGTTGTCAGAGTGGATACTGACTTACTCCCCTGTTACGAGCCTAGCCCGCTTTACGATCGAGATATTGATCGTGAGGCTTCCTTGTGGATGCCATCCGCAAGTCAAGATGAGAGGCATTTGGAACGTTCAGGACGTCCCAAGCACGTCAGCTTGAAGCTTGGATGGCGACCAGCCACATAGTGTGACTGGCGGGGCCTTATGGCCTTGTGGGAGAAGCCAAATCAATCTAGA